GGATTTAGAATTTTATGACAATGCTACTTCTACTGCTATCGCTGATCGTAATATTTCTTCGGCTGTTTGCTTAAAATATGGAGTTAAACAAGATGTTAACAAGCATTATTACCCTTACTTTGATAATGATGGCGTGTTATCTGCTATTAAGATTAGGCTCGTCAGCTCTAAAGCATTCTCGATTGCTGGTGAGTTTGGCTCTACGATGCTATTCGGTCAAAACTGTTTCCCTAAAGGCGGTAGATTCTTAACGATCTGCGAGGGTGAATTAGACGCACTATCAGCGTTTCAAATGATGGGTGCTAAATATCCGGTCATCTCAATCCGTAATGGCGCATCGGCAGCACTCAAGGACTGTAAGGCACAATACGAATACATTGACAGTTTTGAGAATATTGTCTTGTCGTTTGATGGCGACGAAGCCGGACAGAAAGCAATGCAGTCTGTTGCTGAGTTATTCGGTGGCAAAGTCAAGATGATGAAGATGCGAACAGGACTCAAAGATGCCTCGGACTATCTCAAGATCAAGGCAGATAAGGAGTTCGTTGACGATTGGTGGAGAGCAGAGCAGTATGTACCGGATGGCATCATCCAAGGCTCTACGCTGTGGGAGATGGTGTCGAAACCGATTGACAAGGCAGAAGTTGATTATCCCTATGCTGGTATCAACAAACTAACCTATGGCATTCGTAAGGGCGAGTTAGTGATGATTACGGCGGGATCAGGTTTAGGTAAGTCACAGTTCTTGCGTGAGATCGTATGGCACATCCTATCTAAGACCGAAGATAATATCGGGATGATGTTCTTGGAGGAAGGTGTGCGTAAGACGGCTAGATCGCTGATGTCCCTAGCGGCGAACAAACCGATTCATTTACCAGATGTTGATGTATCACCGGAGGAGTTAAAAGATGCCTTTGATAGAACACTTGGCACTAACCGCCTTTATCTGTTTGATCATTTTGGAAGTAGTAGTCTTGACAACATTGTTAATCGTGTCCGTTACATGGCAAAAGGACTTAACTGTGGCTACGTGGTCTTGGATCACATTAGTATTATTGTTAGCGGCGGTGACGTGGGCGATGAACGAAAGGCTTTGGATGCGATTATGACACGCTTGCGGATGTTGGTACAAGAAACAGGGATTAGTCTGTTATGTGTGTCGCACCTGAAACGTCCTGAGAGCAAAGGACACGAGGAGGGTGCATCAACATCGCTGGCTCAGTTGCGTGGCTCCGGATCGATAGCACAGTTATCTGATATCGTGATCGGGCTAGAGCGTAATGGACAGGCTACTGACATGATTGAAAGAAACACTACTCACGTTAGGGTTTTAAAGAATCGCTTTAGTGGTTACACTGGCGGTGCTGGTGATTTACTATACAATCCATCAACAGGTCGTATGCTTGAAATTAAGGACACAATATGAAAGATGATCTACTAGAAAAAGCACTGCAATACGCAAAGCATGATGACTATGTTGTTACCCGTAAGATCATCACCGATTTATGCAATGAGATTGAGCGATTGCGTGAACTGAACAGAGATGTCTTTAGTCGCATTCAGGACAACAAGGAGATGTTCAACAACGCTGAACGCTATCTGTGGCTACGCAATGCAGCATGGGATGTACCGCCGATGGCGTATGCGCCAGTTGTCGTATTATGTGATAACAAGATGGTGACATGGGAATGGCTTGATGGCACTGCTTTGGACCTGACAGTCGATAAATGGCGTAACGATGCTACTCTTTAAATGGCTTGCTACTTGTCTTTGCTTAGTCGGTATTGCACTAACAAGTTTTAATATCTATCCGATGAACATTGTTCTCAGTGCTGTCGGTAGTGCGATGTGGGCTTGGGCGGGATGGAAGCAACGGGACAATCCGTTATTGATTGTGGAAGCAGTAGCAGTTTTCTTTTATGCGTCTGGATTTATTACATGGATGATGTAACACAAAGAGTATTTGATTTAGCAAGAGGATGTATTGACGAATTAGAGAAACAGAAGCAATACATTGAGTTATTAGAACAATATATTGAGGAGATAGAAAGTGGTGTGGAAGTGTCCCCCGTTAAACCTGTTCAATTGGAACAACCTTTGGAAATGGAGAGAGCAAATGACAACATGGACGACAGAAGACCGAGTGTCATGCGTCGCAGAAATGCAAAAGGAAATAAAAGAACTGCAGGATCAGTTAGTGATAGCGAACATGGAACTGACGATAGCGATGGCGGAAGTGGAAGCACTGAGGTATCAATTGATAACAGCAACGCAGGGTAAACACTAATGGCACATCCTGATCAAATCTTTGGAGATATAACCTATGCTCAACATGGAGATGATATTGTTATTCGGGCTATCTTTCACAGTCTCGGTATTGCTACTCCTTCATACTTGGATGTGGGAGCGCACCATCCGGAACGGATTAGTAATACTAAGTTGTTCTATGACAGCGGCAGTCGGGGCATTAATGTTGAGCCAAATCCTAATCTATATAAAATATTCCTAGAGCAACGACCACAGGATATTAACCTTAATGTTGGTGTGGGTATTCAATCAGAATTCCGTGAATTTTACATGATTGATAGCGAATCTGGTCGCAATAGCTTCCTTAAAGAAGTAGCTGAAGGGTTTGTAATTGATTATCCGCAGTTCAATATCACCAATGTAATGCAACTGCCAGTTTTTACAATCGATCAAATCCTTAAACACAAACTCACACCGGACTTTCTGACAATTGATATTGAGGGCATGGATTACGAAGTGCTGCAGAGCATCAATTATTGCCTACACCCGTTTAAGGTAATCTGTGTGGAGTTGCAGCCATATAGCGAAGAAGACATTCGATCGTTAATGACCAATGTCGGCTATGATCCGATTATTCGATGTGGTTCTAATTTAATATTTGTTGACAAAACACTATCCCATAGAGTAAGATAATTCTATGAGATTATTACTTGACATCGAAACCACATTAGATCACAGTAAGATTTGGTGCGTTGTTACAAAAGATTTAGATACAAACGAGGTAAAGATATGGAAAGAAGCAAACGACTTATCGGAGTACATAAAGGCAGCGAGTTTGATAGTGGCTCACAATGGGATAGCATTCGACTTTCACTTACTGAAAAAGTTATGGAAATGTCAGATTACATTGAAGAGAGTCGAAGATACGTTAGTTCTAAGTCGCTTACTAAACCCAAGTCTAGAGGGAGGACACAGTCTAAACAATCTAGGGAACTTATTAGGAACACAGAAAATTGACTATACTAAAATATGGTCTTGGATTACTGGTATAAATTTAATATCGGATAAAAAGCACATTGGTTACAATGGTTATTACGAAGGGATGCAATTTGATAAACCGCATATTCCCTTATTGCATTACTATTGCATTAAAGATGTAGAAGCATTACACACGGTTTACAACTATTTGAAGTATGAATTAAAGAGGCAGGACTTTTCAACTAAATCACAGGAGTTAGAACATGAAGTACAAGCAATCATCGCACAACAAGAAAGAAACGGTTTTAAGTTCAATGAACAATCTGCTATGCAATTACTTGCTGAATTTAAGACTCGGCTGGAAGCTATCACTGTTGAAATGCAAAGCATTTTTCCTCCCAAGGTCACTACTTGTCGCACCCACAAAACCACCGGTAGACCCCTTTCCGACATCGTGGAAGACTTCAATCCCGGAAGTCGTAAGCAAATCGCCGAAAGACTCATTGAGAAGGGTTGGAAGCCGTCCAAGTTCACAGAAAAAGGCAGCGTCATCGTCGACGAAACCACGCTCGAAGGTCTCGACTTCCCCGAAGCGAAAGCCATAGCAGAATACTTGATGCTACAAAAGCGGATAGCGCAGATAGAGAGCTGGATTGAGGCAATACAGGCTGATGGTCGTGTACACGGCAAGGTCATCACCAATGGGGCTGTGACAGGTCGTATGACACACCACAGTCCTAACATGGCTCAAGTGCCTAACTCTAGTGCTATATACGGATTAGAATGTCGTGATCTTTGGATAGTGGAGAAAGGATGTAAGTTAGTCGGTATCGATGCAAGCGGTTTAGAGTTGCGGATGCTGGCTCATTACATGAATGATAATGAATATACGAATGAAGTTGTATCCGGCGACATACACACAGCCAATCAAAAAGCGGCAGGGCTTGAGACACGGAGTCAAGCTAAGACGTTTATCTACGCATTCCTCTATGGCGCAGGAGCTGCCAAGATCGGGTCGGTTGTTGGAGGCTCACAGAAAGAAGGACAAAAACTCATTACTCGTTTTCTACGCAACACACCGAAACTACAAAGGCTCAGAGAGCGTGTATCTGAAGCGTTTACTGCGAGGGGAGTCTTACTCGGTCTTGACGGACGTAAGTTACTCGTTCGCTCGGAGCATTCGGCGCTCAACACGTTACTGCAGGGCGCTGGTGCGATAGCCATGAAGCAAGCATTGGTATTTTTACATAAAGACTTGACAAAACAGAAAATACCATTTAAATTAGTAGCTAATGTTCACGATGAGTGGCAGATTGAAGTTCCTGAGAAGTACGCAGAACAAGTTGGTCAAAGTGGTGTTACAGCGATTACCGATGCTGGTGTAGAATTTAAAATGAATTGTCCACTAACGGGCGAATATAAAATAGGTGATACATGGAAACAAACCCACTAGATCGTGAAGATAAAGAAATTGAAGGTCAGGTACTGATTGTGCTGTATACTGATCGCACCTTTTCTATCGGTACGTCTGTTGATTTAGATACAACCCTACAATGCTTAACAGCGGCAGTAGATGGTATTGTTGACGGAACAATGAATGGTATCGATGAAATGGAGTCTTTCTCCGGAAAGATTCACTAGCAGTATCTTATTAACCGCAGTATAACAAAGGAGTTATCATGGCAAATATTGAAAAGCCAATTAAGATTGAAGCAGAAGTTCAGTGGGCGTTCTTCACCACTAAGAATGAAATGTCAGGTAAGTATCAAGTAGACCTTACCAATCTCAGTAGCGGTGCAGTTGAAGCACTGCAGTCGGCAGGACTTGAGCCACGCCAGCGTGAAGACAAACCTGAGAAGGGTTGGTTTATCACGGCTAAGAGTAACTACGCTATTGAGCCAGTTGACAAAGGCGGTGAGAAGATTACCGACGTTGTTGGTAATGGTTCTAAAGCAGTAGCAATCATTAAGCCGTATGAGTGGAGCTGGAAGAACAAGAAGGGCGTTTCTCCATCGTTAATGAAGATCACTATCACTGATTTACAGGTTTACAGCAGTGATTCTGAGGAACTCGAAGACGACGAAATTCCACTATGAAAGCTCTCGTTGATGCTGACATTCTAGTATACCGATTTGGTTTTGCATCGGAAGGAGACCCAGCAGAGTTTGCGTTAGCTCGTCTATCCGAATTCTTGGACAATCTCAGCTTGAGTGAAGGCATCGACGAAGTGTGGGGCTATTTAACAGGTAAAGATAACTTCAGAAATGAGGTTGCTGTTACTGCTCCATACAAGGGCAATCGTATACTTGCAAAGCCGTATCATTATCAGTTGCTGCGTGAGTATATGGAAAGAGCTTGGGGATTTGAAGTCATAGAAGGAATGGAAGCGGATGATGCGATTGGTATTGAAGCCTATCGTAACGAACCAGATGAGACACTCATTGTCAGCATTGACAAAGACCTTAATATGATTCGTGGTCATCACTATAACTTTGTGAAGGAAGAAAGGTATTACGTCACAGAGGAAGAGGCTATCCGTAACTTCTATCTTCAAATCTTAACAGGCGATAAGGTAGACAACATTATTGGACTATCCGGCATTGGTCCGGTGAAGTCCAAGAAGTTGTTAGTAGATTGTAATAACGAATTAGAGATGTACGAAGCTGTATTGAAAGCGTACGATGGCGACGAAGCCAGAGTGCTTGAAAATGCTCGTTTACTTTGGATACTTAGAGAGGAGAAGCAAGTATGGCAACCGCCAGTAAAATGAAGTTACAGGATTGTCCGATTATTAAGATTACATGGATTGATGCACAAGCAGATGCGGGATGGGATGAACCAAAGGTTGACATTGCACAATGTGTAACTGTTGGCTTTCTGGTCAGTGAGACAGATGAGGCTATCTGTGTCGCAGGAACTGTGTCAGATCACGAATGCAACAATCGTATTAGTATTCCCAAGTCATGGATATTAACGCAACAGTTAGAGGAAATGAAAGATGAAACCGCAGTCAGCAAAAGCAAAGGGAAGAAACCTGCAAAAGTGGGTAGCAGAGCAGTTGCAAAAAAGGTTCCCGCAGCTACGCCAAGGAGACCTCGTAAGCACGTCAATGGGAGCAGGCGGGGAAGATGTCAAGCTAAGTCCAGCGGCAAGAGACGTAATACCGTATCAGTTTGAATGTAAGAGTCTAGCTAAGGTAGCAGTGTATAATTACTACGAACAAGCAAAGACACATGGTAATCACGAACCGATTGCTGTTGTCAAGCAAAACGGTAAGAAGCCTTTAGTTGTTTTAGATGCGGAAGTATTCTTTGATTTAATAGCGAGGAAATAATGAAAGTATTAGA